ATGATGCCTTCGCGGCCAAGACTGATCCTTTTGATCATGGTGGCGCTCGCTCTTGCGCTGGGCGCCCTCTTATTCGCTGTGCCACACAGCGGCAAGGATCAGATCGAAAATCCGGCCCCACACGCACCGGATCAGACGCCGCAATAATCCCCTTCGAGCAAGCACCTGTGCCGATACGGAACTATCCCTGTATCATATCAGGCTGCCGTTAACGCCGGCGATAAAAGCCGGTTGCAAACTTTTGGAATCAAAGCACTCTTTGCTCCGCCTCCGCTCAAGTTCGAACTTCCAACCACGGTGCAGCGAATGTCTATGATGGTCAACTCGCCCCTATATCCAGATGATGTCGATATCCTCGCCGGCGCCCTCTATGCCTGGTGTGCTGAACGCAGCATCAAACTGCAAAGCCAGGAAGGCTTGTTTGCGGCGAACGTCGCAATCAGCCTCTATGACGCTGGCTATCACACTCAGGATCAACTGCTCGGCGCCCTTCACAACTACGAATTTCATTGAAATCGTAGCGCCGGTTCAAACAGCCATCAGCGCTTCATCGTCGAAGGCGGCCTCGCTGCACTTAGCGGCAGCGCGGGATTTCGGTCTACGAAAAGCACGCCTGCACCGAAGAGGGCTCTCCGCCACGATCACGGTGCGATCACGCCGCCGCGTTGGCCTTTCCCAATACGCCCAAGATATAATCCCGCTCCTCCAATATGCCCGACCATTCGTCCTCATAAAACGTAGAGTCGTAGATCAACGTGAAAGGGCCTTTATAGCCGGCGGCAATGGAAAGTTCGACGCAGCGAATATAATCCTCGGCATCGAGGCCGGCTTCCGAATAATGCGCCTTGGCATGACAGAGTTCGGCACGGCCCATGATGTTGGCCAGATCGCCATATTTGCCCGCGCCGCTCCAATTGCCGAAATCGCCGTTGAGACCAAGCTTTCCATCAAGCGCATCAAGCACACGATGGACCTCGACCGGTCCCGGTAACAGTGAGAACCAGTTTTCTTCATGTCGCCATCTCCGGTAGCGTTGAGACCGGCAGGGGATTGGCCGAGCAGGCGAGTGACCGGAATATCGGCGGCACCGGAGACGATCTGCATGAAGGCCATGAGGATGTCCGTCAGCCCCGCCAGCGGCGCGCTCTTGCTATCGTACTCTTCCTCACTGTCGAGGATCAGCGTCCCGTTGACGCCCTTGATAGTGTTGGCCAGCGTATAGCGGCGCAGTACAGCATCCTCATAGGCCTGATTGCCGATATTGGCCGAGAATTGCGGTACCTTGATAATGTCGATCTTCGCCTCGAAGATGAGACTGGCGATATTGGCTGCCGTGCTGTCAGCATTCTTGATGGCATCGAAGGTCGCCGTGAGCACGCTCTCGCCCCAGCCGTGACCGCGCTGCCCCAACGTGCCGCCAAAATCTTCGTCCGGCGCCATCGCGCCGTTGAAGATCACCAATCGCGACGGATGAATGGCAACCTGCGATCCGTTCGCCCCCGTCAGCGTGTAGCATTTCGGCCTGCCATACCATTCCGACGTCGGATCGCGATCGATCTCTCCCGCGGCAAGTTGACGACGCGTCAATACGGTCAGATGCTTCAACCCGCCTTTTCCGACACGCTCGACCTCGAGCGGCAGCGAGGGATCGGTATCGCCGGTGCCGATGAACAAGGCCGCGCCGCCGAAGAGCCGCCCCTTTTTGGATGCCTCCAACACTTTGCCACGCAGGTTTAGGCGGCGCTCCTCGGCCTCGATTGCCCCGATCTGGTCGCTCTCGGCCTGCCAGTTGCGCCATTTGCGGCAACTGTCCAGCGCCGGGATATCGACGATCTTGCGCGGCAGCCACGAACCACGATAGGCGGCAATGATTTGTTCGTCGGTGAGGATCGGCTGGGTATAGAAGGCCGATGCGGCCTTGTCGCGCTCCGTCCCCATCCGAGACGCAAGGCTCATCAGCCCATCGCGAACCATCGAGAGTACGTGTCCCATGGAGTATCCTTTAGCATTTATGTGAAGGAGAGACCCTTGTTCAGAGGGGTCTAGAAATTCTTGAAGCTGAAGGAGGAACCCAATGCCAGCTCGTTCAGCGCATCGGCAAAGGCATCCACCTGATCGTCGAACTGCGCATTCGGAAAGGCGCAGATCTCATCGAGAAACGCCTCGTTCCAATCGCCGCGCAACAATTTGACGTTTCCAGCCTCGGCCTGCGCGGAAGCCGGTTTGGCGCGCGTCGCCTTATCACCGGTAATAGACATGACCTTGATAGGAAAACCGGCAAGCAGCTTGATCTTCGTCTCCGCATCGGCCTTGCCGGCGGCGCCAGGGTCTTGCGGCATGCGGATCATCACCGTCGGTCCATCCTGCGTCGCCAGGTTCTTCAGATTGCGTTCGACCTCCGCCGGCGACCAGCGGCCACGGGCGACAGTCTCCACATAGAAGATGCCATTGGCTTGCGCCATGCGCAGGCCGACTGTCCAGTCCGGCTGGCGGCCCGGGCGTTCCTTGGAGGCCGCAAAATCCCAGGCGCGGCAGCGCTTTGCGCCTGCCGGTACGGCATCGACGATTTCAAAATCGCCACGCTGGAACAAGCCGCCCGAGCGTGGCGACGGCCGCTGCTGAAATTGGCCGGCGACGGCGTAGGAGCCGAGCGGCACCTTGTCCCGCTCCACCACCGCGCGCGGAAAGCGTTCGGGAAAGAGCAACTCGCCCTCTTCCCTTCGCGGGTCTTCAAAACCGATCGACGTTCGGCATCGGCGCTCCGGCTCGAATTCCATCGGCAGCATCAGATGCTCATAACCGAGCCCAAGCGCCACGATCGTGCCGGAGACATCCGCCTCGTGCAGCCGCTGCATAATCACGACAATCGCCGAGCGCTGCGGATCGTTCAGCCGCGTCGGCACAGATTCGCGGAAGGTACGGATGGTCGATAGACGCTCCGCTTCGGATTCGGCGCCATCGACCGAATGCGGATCGTCGATGATCACCCGGTCGCCGCGCCCACCTGTCAGCCTTGAAAACGGCACGCCCTGGCGAAAGCCGGTACGCGTATTCGCAAAGGCCATTTCGCCCGTTCGCGTCAGCTTCACCCGGTCGCCCCAAAGCGTCTGATACCATTCCGAGGCGACGAGATCGCGCATGCGCCTGTTGTCGCGTTTGGCATAGTGTTCCGAGTAGGAGGAGCCGAGATAGCGCATCTCTGGCATGTTCTTCGGCCCCCATTCCCAGGCGGGCCAGAAGACTCCGCAGAGCAGCGACTTCATCGTGCCGGGCGGCACGTTGATCAGCAGCCGCGTGATCTCGCCTGACGTCACCGCCTCGAGATGCCGGCTGATAGCGTCGATATGCCAACCATAGACATATTCGACGGAAGGCTCGACGACATGCCAGGCCTCGCGAACGAAACCGGCAAGCGACTGACAGCGCGCCCGAATACCCTCGGCATTCTCGGCAATCTGCCGGGCGAGTTCCGCCCGCTCCGCCTCAGCTTTCCGTCTCGTCTTCTCCTCGCGTATCGCGGCCATCATCGCCGCCGGATCCGGCAAGTGGACCGAAGAGGGATTCGAGTGTCGCAAGCTGCTCATCCGTGGCGTTGGTTAAGTCGATCGTGAAACTCTGGCCGCCCTTGGCGCCGCCACTCTGGCGTTCACTTGGTTTCTGATGAACATAGGATGCGGCGATCTTCGCCATTTCATCCCGCCGTTTCTGATCCGCCTCGTCATCGCGCATGACTTTCAGCATATAGTCGAGCGGCGTATCGCCGGCGGACGCGGTTTTTCGCCGGCGCGCACGCGGCTTGCGCGGCACGACAGGCTTGTCGGCAGTGGACATGCTTTGGAATTCCGATGGAACGTTGAAAGAAAGAAAGCAGCTGACAACGGAGCCGCTTGCGGTCAACAGTGCGTCGCTGCAACTGTTCTCATCATGCCAAAATCAATACCCTAATTCGTCGCAGTTGGCGACACCCTTGATCGATGAGGCGGCTGCAAGGATTGGGAAATCTTTGACGATGCCACGGATAATCACTTGAAATTACATCAAAATATCGCACTCTGTCGTCCGACGATCAGAGCAAGATTGCTCCCCTTTTTCCTTCAAAAGGCTTCAACGCCAGACAAAGCGAATGACTAAGAAGCAAGATCGATATCAGCCCGATCATAATCATGCGAAGATCGCCGCGGCGCAGAATTTCATCTCTGCCAATCTTCCCATCGCGCCGGTCCCTTCAATTCAAGAGATTCGCCTGCACAAGGCCGGACCGCAAAGCGGTTTGTGGCGGCTTGCCGAGCAGGATCAGGAGTTTGGTTCACCCTACTGGGCGCATCATTGGGGTGGAGGATTGGTGCTGGCGCGATATCTTCTCGATCAGCCCGAAGTCGTCTCTGGCCGCCGCGTGCTCGATCTCGGCGCGGGCTCCGGTATTGTCGGCATCGCAGCGGCAAAGGCGGGCGCAGCGGAGGTGATCGCGGCCGACGTGGATCCCTATGCTATCGCAGCGACAGGGCTGAACGCCGCCATCAATGGCGTGACGGTTCTACCTATCCTCACCGATCTGACGACGGGCGAGCCTCCCGTCACGGACATTATCTGCGTCGGCGATCTCTTCTATGAAGCAGCGCTTGCCCAGCGCATGACCGCATTCCTTGACCGTTGCCTGACAAGAGGCATCGAGGTCCTGATCGGCGATCCCTGGCGTGCCCATCTGCCGCAGTCGCGGCTGCGGTTGCTGGCGGAATATGCTGTCCCGGATTTTGGCGCCGCAACCAGCTCGAGACCGAGCGGGGTCTTTGCATTTGAAAGCAAAACGCCCCGGCAATGCCGAGGCGATGAAGATCAGTCCTGACGACGAAAACCCTGGCCGTGGACCGTGGCCGATAGCCAACTTAAGCTTTCATCTTCGCACGCCGCCGGTTCTCTCGTTCCAGGCGTTTGGCCAAGGCTGCCAGCTCCGGGCTGGCCGCATCGAAGACCGGCTTTGAATCTTCCGGCAGCCAATGCGTCTCGTGCTTTACGGGCGGCGTTTTCACTCGCTCAAAACTCCCTGCTGAATTCGGCATCATCGGCGATATGCGTGACCAATCGGGCTCCTGCAGCGAGGGCGAAACTGCAAGCAGTGCATTGGCGACATTTTGAAATTCGCTCTGGATGCGTCGTTCCGCCGTTCGCCTCACCCGGCCGGTCCTAACGCAGAAATCTCGGAAAGAACCGACAATGTGAGGCGCGGCAAGACAGACCGACCACCGGGAAAGCCGGATGCGGCGCTCCTGATCCCTGACATAGGTCAGCAACCAATCCTGCAGCACTTCTTCCGAGCGGCTGATAGCCGCCGCGTTCGGACGATAACGGATGCGGGTATCGGCGTGGTCTGTCAATTCCGGAAGAACATCAGGCCAAAGCGTGCGCACCCGATCCGGGCGCACGCCCCGCACATGGAGATGAATCATCGTGTCGGCAGCCTCGACGAAGCGGGCACGAACGACGAGGCTCAGATCGGCGATCTCGGCCGCGCGTTCGGAAAGATCGTCAAACTGCAAGGCGCTGCGGTGCATCAAGTCGCTTCTCCAATTCCCGATAGATCAAAATCCGAAGTGTGGCACGCACCGGCCATGGCCGACGCGCCACGGCATCGGCGCGCAAAGCGCCAAGCGCGATATCGTCGAAGGCGACGAGCAGATCACCGGGCCGGGCCAGCGCCCAATCCTGGCGCTGGACCAGGATGTCGGATACGGCTCCGATCGTATCCGACCACAGTTCGTCGCGGTTGTTGCCCGTCTGGCGAATACAGCGCAATACGAACACCAAATGTCCGTCACCGTGCTGTCCGCGAATTTCCTGCATGGTGCCCCGAGCATGGCTTTGCGCCGGCGCGCGGCGGCGATGAACTGGCACGAGCTTGATGCCGAGCCCGTCGAGAAGAATATCGAGCCTGCCTTTGGTCGTAGGCATATTGACCTCTTTCGGAAGAAAAATGAACGCAATCAACGGCGACCGCTTGGTCACGCCACCTTCCCGCTCGCTGCACCGGCGTCGGCAAAAGGGTGCCTCGGCTTGAAGAGGGCTTCCGCCTTTGACATCCTCTCCACCCTCGCCCCGTCGCGCAGCATCGGCGTGTTGAGGTAGGCAACCATCGCCTCACCGGCTGCCGCCTTGGCCGCATCCTCAGTCGAGAAGACGATGGGCTCGCCGCGATGATCCCTAAGGACTTCATTCGTGGCGCGGTGGACCTTGCGTATCCAGCCGAGATAACCGCCGGCGACAGCTTCAGTACCGATTTGAAATTCATTCATGGAAACCTCCTCTGGCCGCTTCGACCAGGTTTTCGAATTAAGTTTTGAAAGTCGTTCAAATGCCCAGCCGCAGGCCGTCAGCAGGCGCGCAATCTCGAGCGCAACCCGAATGACTAAAGTCCTCGAAGCTCGCTGCGATCGGCCTCTGATTGAAACTCGTCATTGATCATGCGGAAATGGACCAGATCCCCCTCCGGCGCGCCGCTGGCGTCATCATCCTGACCGGCAAGCATCGAGGACGAAATGATCGGCTTCAGAGCAGCAAGAACACAGAGGAAGAAGAGCGCCGCGCCAAGGCAGGCAAGAAGACCCTGAATCACCTCGCTCATACCGCCTTCTCCATACCGGGCTCGCTCTCGATCGAATCGAAATCGGATATTTCCGCCGGCTCGACGCTCTCGTCGCAGGTTTCACAGTGCCGCTCGATCACCTCCCCGATCGACAATGCCCGACCGCAGCCGGGGCAGCCCCAGAAGAAGTCGAAATAACGTGAGCTCAAATCCACCTTTGTGCCCTTTCTAGTCGAGATCATACGATCACTCCCAAAATCATCGTTCCGCCGGGCGCCCTTCGCCTCGGCACTTTAGCCTGCAGCGAATTTCACCGCCGGCATCTTGATGGACACAAAATATGTTGTTATTAATGTCGATGTCAACATGATTTATGTTATTTATTTTGCGAGTGTCGGATCATGCAAAAATCCATGGGCGAACGACTGAAGGCGGCGCGCGAAGCCGCAAATTATCCCTCGGCAACAAAGGCGGCGGAGGCACTCGGCATCGGCCTGTCCACATACCGAGCGCACGAAAACGGCCAGAACGAATTCGGCCCCGAGATCGCTGACCGTTATGCCAAGAAGTTCGGCACCACGGCTGGCTATCTCCTGACCGGAGAAGGGCCAAGGAAGGTAGAGCGACCGGGGCCACGCATGGTGGTCACCTCCTTCGATCCCGACGAACAGTACAATGAAGGATTTGCCGAAGGCGGCGACGACCTGAGCTACAGTCGGGAACATTGGCAACCGAAGATCGAAGGCGCGACGCCGGAGGTGGACGTCAAACTCGGCGCCGGCAGCGGCATCGTCGGCGAAGTCATCAATCTGCCGGTCGGCGCGGGCAATGTGGCCGGTCATAAGATCGTCGCGGAATGGCTGATTCCATCGGGCTATTTGCGCAACGAGGCAAAGGCATCGCCGAACCACACCATCATCATGGAAGTGATCGGCGATTCCATGCAACCCACGTATATGCCGGGCGACCGCGTCGTCGTTGATCTCTCGCAGAACCAGATGACGACCGATACAGTCTATGCCATCAGTGATGGCTATTCCGAACCACAGATCAAACGCCTTCAGCGCGTCCCCTTCACCCAACCCAGCCAGGTCAGAATCATCTCCGACAACCCCGCGCTGGAAACCTTTACTGTGGAATTGGCACGGCTGACGATCATCGGGCGCATCTGCGGGCACATTGCCAGAAAGTAAAACAGAACCGCTCTTTCCGTCCAAACCGGAATCGACGGCCATCCTAGGCGAATGCAGATAAACATTATTTGTGTTTATTTCCGATTGAAAGACACAAATAATGTTGACACATATCGTGCTATATGACAGCTTGCCTTTCGGAGCCGATCGGCCCGAAACGGAATGAGCCCGCGCAAGTCCGGAGATATTGCGTGAAGTCAGCGAAACCGGATCACGATCGGACGAACGCAGATGTTGCAGCCACCGGCTGCAGAAGGGAAAATGCCATTGATGCCTGCGAAATCCGATGTCATGACGACCGCATGGACGCTCTATCGCCGCGACACACAGTTGCGCCGGCCTTCGACGGCGGCAGCGCGGCGTAGATGGTTCGCCCGCGCCCTCTCGACAGCTTGGACATGGTCGCGCCAGCAAGCAACCGATGCGACCAAAACCGAAGACCAGAGCCGCGCCGACCTCATTGCGAACTTAAGATTGGAATTGCTGCGCATCGACGCCCGGCCATTTGGAATGTCGATCGCCAGGGATCGGGCCATGCTGACGGAAGAGATCCATCGCCTGTCCGCCAAATCATGTGTGTCCGCTGCACGAATGGCCGCATGATGGCTGGCGAAATTTTCTCCTGCGAATATTCATTCGACGAGCTCGCCATCAACCTCTGCGATCGCTGGGAAACCGGCCTGCTGCTCTATGGCCGCGCCGAATTGACGTCGGCGGGAGATGGTTATGATGGCGAGTTTTATGTCTCGGCGATCCGCTTGGATGGTGGCGCACGATTGGCACGGCCGCACCCGGTCAGCAACGCAGCAAGCTTTGAAGCCGAATTGTTCCGCCGTATCGCCGCGGTGATCGAGAACGACAAAACGCCCGATGGCCGTCATGCCGCCGAGCTGTTCGCCAACGAGTATGAACAGTCTAAGGAGACTGATTACGACATATATCGCAAAATTGAACCGGAGAGAGCATTGGCGCCAATGGCATGATACCCAGCGATTTCCCTACGCTGAAACAGGATGCGAATCAGCCGCTTGAGGTTCCGCCTATACGCGACCGAGAAGCTGGCGTGCCGGCATCCCTGATGTCGGCATGGCCAAATGAAGTGGCATCCCACTGCCATAAGCTCGGCGTTGGAGCACACCCTGCCTATACATCCTTCCATTTCGAAAAGGTCGCCGCCTGCCCACGCCGGTTTCCGTCGCGGTCGATGAGCTGCCAGACAACGCCGTCTTCCATCCAGAAGCGCCGTCCCGACTTTGTGATCCGCAGGCCGCGATAGCCCGAGATATAGCCGTCCCGCGTCACCGCATCCAACAATTGCTGCCGTTCGGCGCGGTTGGGCAGTTCCGCCGAAAGCCGCGACGGCAAAGTGATGAATTCATCCCAAGGATATTCGAAACAAGTCTGACCAGCTTTATTAGCATAAATGAAACGCGGGTCGGCATCGGTATTGTGCGCCACCACCACGAAAGGAGCATCGTAATAAAGCCAACTCGGTCCCTGCCCCTCGCCGACGAGAAGCGATCCGACGATGCGGGCATAACTTCCGGTGAGCAGATCGAAAAATTCAGGATCAACCGACAGATCGGAAGCATTGCGTTCCGGATTCATGGCCATAGACATCTTTCCTGTTGAGCACATCCGGCTTTCTTTAGGCCGGATGTGCTGGAAACCAAACAGGAAATCTCGCTGATACCAGTGAAACGGTCGAATGTATAAATTCAAGACATGGTGAGCCCGAAGACAAACCACAACCAGCGAAGGTCGACGGTTTAGGCGAAAGCGGAACCGAAAACCTTCCACAATTAAATGCGATCACCCGCTGGGCTATTGATAGTCGTCGTCTCCCGACGAGGACCGGCGTCCTTCAAGCCTGTTCAGAATTTGATTTAGCTCGTCTGCACATGCCTTCATCGGTTCGTCTTCGGCACATCTGACTTCTATTTTGACGTCGCCGTCCTCAATGCGGAAACGAGCCGCCTTGGACGGCATCGGATGACGACCCATTGAGCCCCTATGCCAATCGCCCTTCATGGCGTCGTCATCGGCCCGGTGCTGTGCCAATGGCGGTGGTTGCAACGAGTTTGTCGAGGGTGCGGTTTCGGTCTGAGTTGGCGGTTGAGTTGGCTGCTGACCTGGCTGCGTCGGCGTCGCCGTATCCGGCGGTTGTTGGGCGAAAGCGGCGCCAGCCGAAAGCGATATTGTCAGGGCGGCGATAGATAGCATCGTTTTCAT